GTTTCCCAATTAAGAAACTTTCTTAAAGCTCCATACACTTTAATTTTACGCAGCATGACGAAACCTCCGAACAGTTGCATCAATCAAAAACTGATTGTATAAATCACGGGAACTTAAACGCCCTGCCATATGATGTAAAACCATTTGTTCACCGATATAAATGGCTACATGGTCAGGATCAGGGCCGGTAAATTTCATCAATAACAAATCACCCGGTATCATTTCTCTATTATCGTCTATTTCAACGAAATTACTTCGCGGGATTAATCTTTCAAATATGCCATTAGTTAATATTTCTTCTGATCTTTTGGGTCTTGTCCAATTTTCGACTCTTAAACCTTTTTCAGCAAAATAATCAATAACTAAAGTCCAACAATCACTTGATCCCCAAGTCCATTGACGACCAATTAACGGCGCTTTATATCCTGTTGGTTTGAAATCGTGCCATTGTTCAGTTTGTGGATTAACAATATAAAACGGTAAACCTAAATGCTCACAACTTGAAAGATCTACTTGGCTAGGTTGCGGCGATGTGAATGGGTGAGAGTGAAACACCCCGACCAATTCCCCCGCGTCTTCCGCTTTCATCCAGTCATCGGGTGACAAGCAAAAACCATCAGTCGGATCATCTGCGATATTTTCACAAGGCCAATATTTCTTTCTACCTTTAACAATACAAACAAGACCACATACTTCTTTTGTGTTTGTTTCTTTTGCGTGAATTAATGCTGATTCTTTCCAGTTCATAACTAAATAAAAGTACCAACACCGGGAAAATCTGTCCGGGTGACTTGGCGTAAAGGAACACGAACATTAACGAGATCAAAAGCAGCGCAACATTCCCATTCAACGATGTCTCTGTTCTCTGTGGTTTTACGGTCTAAAAAATATATTTCTTCAGGGAAAGCGGCGCTTGCGTCGGGTGTTCCGTATGGGTTAGTTCCACCTGAAAAATTAGCCGCGTCAATATATCTAGCTAATGTTCTAATCCTTGTTAATTTTGCCCCGTTTAAATCATTACCCGCCGTTGTAGCGTTGACGGTTGATATATAGCTTGTAATGGTTCCAAGAATATTTGAAATCCTAAGTCGTGGTCTTGGCAAGGTTCCTTTTCCAGAATATGCAAAACCATCACATTCAATAGGAAATCGTTGATAGGAATTAGACGCCCAAACAACTTCACCATTGGCGTTCATATTGGCGCCGTTATGAAATCTATAAACAGTAGAAGCACCATGAAGCGTACTATCAAGCGTCAAAGTAAATAGCTCTATTACAGAACTAGGATTAATTTTTTGTAGTTCACTTACAGGTATTGCCATTTATGGTTCAAACACCTCTTCAAATTTTGCATTAATAGTGGTTCTGCCATATCTAGGCATTTTGGTTGACCATGAACGACAGATGAATTTCCCGGCGCTACCTCTTGGCGGTGTCCAATCAAAAGACTCAGTTCCTGATCTTGCTTCTAAGAATGTGATGATATTGTCGCGTTCTGTATCGTCTCTATTAGCAAAAATTAAAGACCAATTTTTAGGATCACGATTAAGTCCGAATTGAATAGATTGCCTGTAACCTTCACCAAAAGCAACTGTCCTTACTATTGGTGCGCTTTTCTCAGTCGCAGGAAATGAAGGGGTATAAGAGAAAGTAGCCATAATTAAGCAGGGTTAAGGATTCCTCCGGGTCTTGACTGTTGAACCAGTTCCGACTGAACGGCTGCTGCAATTAATTGACCTAATGCCCTGCCTTGTTGCTCATCACCCTGTACTTCTGTACCTGAAGCATCAACATTAACAACTACATTTGTACCGCCTCCACCTTCAACACCTAGAACGCCGTTTCGTCTTGTCAAAGGTAAAATCGCTTCTGGGCCAGCTTCACCCATCAACCCCATTCCGTTAGCCATTGGGAAGATAGTCGGCTTATTAACAATTCCGCCTTTTGCATAGGCTGTTAAATGCTGCCCGTTTTCTAATACTGCGCCTTTTGCTGCTGTAAGTCCAAACCCTGCCATGATCGGTTTTATAATTGTTGCTCTAATTGCTATTCGTGCCATATCAGCAATAATTGAACGCGCTAAATCTTTAAATGACATCTTGCCAGTAGTCACGAACGAAACTAACTGATCTTCTAAACCTTTAAATGCTTTAATGACTACATCAGCAACCATGCCGCCGAAATCTTGCATTTGTGTTGTGAACTTATCAAGTTTTGCCCTCATAGATCCGCCAAAAGTTGTTTCTAATTGAGCCGCTAAACCCTTAATTTGATTTGTATAGTTTTCAGGGGCATTAGATGTATCACTAATAATTTTCCAAAGGTTCTTAAAATCCTCTCCCGCCTGTTCCGCTGTATCAGATAAGCCTTCATCTATTATCTTTCCTGCTTCCTTAAAATCTAACTTGGCAACATTCCAAGCTATTTTTCCGACATCAATAATTGTTCTACCAAAGAATTTCAAAACAGAGACAGTAGCAAAAACGGCGGCGGCAATCGTTCTAAAGCCTGCCTCAATAATTAAAAAGAACTCTTCCCACCCCTCTTGTTCAAAGAGATCTCCAAACGCTTCACCGCTAGAATTTAAAGCCGGTAACAAATCATCAGTCAGAGATAATCTAAAATTCTTCAACCTTATTCCCATCACCGCGATTTGATCATTAAAGTATTCAGCGTTTTGAGCAAAATTTTCACTTAACTCAACATTAAATTCAGATAAAGCTACTTTTCCATTGTTTAAAAGATTAATTAAATTAACGCCTGATCTTCCAAATAATTCTTGAGCTACAGCCGCTTTTGTTGCTCCATTTTCTAACTGTGAAAACTTCTCGGCAATTTCTTCAAATACAACTTCTGTCGTTTTTAATTCGTTGTTGTTATCTCTAACTGAAATTCCTAATGTATCGAATGATCTTTTATAAGTTGCAATACCTCGATCAGCTTCAACAATTGAACGGGATAAACGCCTTAAACCTTTATCAATTTGTTCTTGGTTAACCCCTGCCAATTTTCCAGCATCTACGTATGCCATCAAAGTATTTGCGGCAATCCCTGTTTGATCGCTCATTTTCCCGAAAGAATCCGCTAAATCAATGGATTGTTTAATCGTTCTAGCTAATCCGCCGGCAGCAGCTAACGCAACAAAAACACCAAAGACTTTATTCATTCCAAGCATTGAAGCTTGAACGTTTTTTACTTTTCCCGCTAACCCTTGCATGGAATTTCCAAGGGCTGTTATTCCTGCCTTTCCTGTCGTCTTCGCTGCAATTAGAACATTAAATTTTGCCATTATTTCTTACCTTCTTTATTCAAAAGGCTCATTACCGTTATTTCTATCACTTGAAGATCTTCAAACACTTCAACAAGATTCGGTATTTCATATAGTTTAGCTGTTTCTATTACGTCTGAATAGCAAAGGCCAAAAAGATTACCAAGTCCGCCTACTCTCCATTGGGTTTGAACCTTTAAAAATAAATCAATCGCGGCCCAATTTTCTTCAAGCACTAAAAAATCTTCTTCCGGTTCAAGCTCAGGGATTGTGATCCCCAACACTTCCGCATCTTTCTGCGTTTCATCAATTACGCCACCTTTGCAGTAGTACTCAGCGGCGTCTATTAGTTTTTTCTTTTTGCTCCTACTATTGAATCAAAGAAAGAAGAAGCGATAGCAGTTGCAACCATTGGTACATCAAGTAATTGTTTTAATTTCGATTGTGTAAATTTAATTTCATTCCCTTGATCATCTTCTATTCCCTCCCACCCAACTAAAACTTCTTTTGCTAAATCAACATCAGTCAAATCACCTGATTGAATTAATTCATTCATTTCACGAATACGCGATTGTGTAACGCGCTTAAACTCACCGTCAAACTTATGTTTGTCATGTTTGCCGTTATCCATCGGCACTTCAACAGTCACTGGCCATTTGTAGGTTCCTGATTGGTCAAGCTTAAAACCCATTTGTTTTGCTACGTATAAGTATTAATGTAAGCCTAGCTTATCTTTTTAGCAATTAATTAAGTATAAGCAATTGATAGCTCGTTATTACCTGCGCTTGTAGGTGTTGCTGTAAATGGTAAAGAAAGCATTTGAACGCCGTCTGAATCTTCATAAGTGGGCTGTCCTAAGTCAGTTTGTGGACAACTAACAGTCACTTTGTTTCCGGCGGCTGTTCCATGTAAAAAAGTATTGGTTCCGGTTGAACTTCCAGTTGCATCTGTAAAGAAGTTATGAGCCGATAAAGCAACCGCCTCGACTGTTGCGCTACCGCTAGGCTTTCTATCTGTAATCATTACCTCCTGAGTACCGCCGACCAATTG